GTGTAATTTATATTTATTTGGTGAATTACCGTTTATCATATTATTAATATGTGATATGGATATGTTTAAATCTAAAGATAAATCTTTAACACTTTCATATTTTTTATTATTTAATTCACAAAACACTTTTCTTCTTTTTGATTTAGACATTTTCAATCTACTTTCTTTAGAATGTTTCATTCCTTTATAATATCCTTCAGTACCATAACAAGGATGCAACTCTCCTTTTTTCTTTTCAGATAATTTTTTTCTATGTTCTTTGCTAAAATATGTATTTCCTTTTTTAGATTTAGATATTTTTCTTTTACTTTCTTCAGATTGCATTGATACACCTCTCGCATTGTTTGTTAAATTATATGAATTAATATCATTCTTGCAATCTAACTCTTGCAGAATAAACTCCTCCAACTCAATATAATCTTTACCAATATAAAGTATTTCTCTTGAAAAGCATTCTTTTCTTTTTTTATATGCTTTTTTAAAATAAGAGCCACTACCAATGTAACCATCACTTATATCTCCACAATGAGAACCTATATAATGTTTTCCATTATAAGAATCGCTCCACCTATAAACAAATCCAATATTATTCATTAGTTGCTTGTTAATGCGATTAGTTCCTCATCGCTTAAAGCTTCTTTCCATACTGCAAGGCATTTAGTTTTTGCATACATTTTTTCAAACCCACTTAATTTTGAGAAATTTAAAACATTCATTCCAATTGGAGAAGTTACGTTTGTATATGATGATGCAAGTATTCCGTTTAAATAAAATTTAAATGTACCTCCACCCCAAGATAAAGCAAATTTATTATTATTTTCTTGTGTTACTCCCGTAGCACCAAATCCCGATGTTTGTAAAACTCCTCCCGATATTACTTCAGCATTTATATTGCCACTAAATCTTGAGTATCCAAAAATAATAACATTGTTAAGTGAGCTATCCGATAATGTTATTTTTCTATCAGTTCCATCATTAGCCAAAGCTGCTATCTCTGCATACAATACACCCTCTGTACTATTTATCAAAGTAGAGTTACCACTATTGGTTGCAATATCTTGTAGCCTAGTGTTTGTTGCTCCGTTAGTTGGAATGTATGAGGTTGCGTAGGATTGTTGTTCTAATTGTGCGCCCCAAATTAAAATATCTGTATTTGTATCTTGACCATTAAAACCTAAGTCTATACTCGTTGAATTTGTTGTTATAGTGAACTCAAATCTTTGCCATTCATTTGCAGCAGTGATTACTGATGAAAAACCAGCACTGGTGTAAAATTTAAAATCATCTAAACCATTATCATTGCTTTTAACATAGCAAGATATAGTGTACTCTGTTGAGTTAGATACTGAAATATTACTTGCAAATAGGTACGAACTAGCACCATTTGTAGTCAAAAACCTAAAAGCATCGTTTTGACCATTAGGTGCTAAAAAGCCACTAGCTTTACTAGAGTTTATATTAGTCCAACTACTATCACTAAAATCCTCACTATAAGTTATCAAATTAGTACTCTGTGGCTCTAGCAACCAACTTCCACAACCATCTGTGTAGTCTATTCTTGGTAAATCTGTATCGTCTGTTATTTCTTTAACTGAGATGTTTGTAATTGAGCCATCAAATAAGGAGTTTGTTCTAAATTCAAATCTACTAAGTCTTGTTTCTGTAAAAAACTCATAACTTCCAGATGAAGTGATGTCTATTTGATTAAAGGGTTCAAATCCTATACCTTGAAAACCTCCACTATTTACAACTGCATCAAATTTAACAATACATTTTGTGCCTATTGATAAAGGAGTATTTTGATATAATGAAGAAAAAGATGAAGCTCCATCACTAACTGCCTTACTATTAGCTTGGTCTACACTCCATCCACTTCCAAATGTCCAATTTTGCCCTACTTCTTTAACTGAGATGTTTGTTATAACAAATTCATCTGATTGTGTTCTACCACCAAAAACTAAACTGTCTGCATAGGTGTTTGCGATAGCAGTAAATTCCCAAGTGTATGTAACAAATGAATTTGTTAATAATATACTTGAACTTGCAGCCGTTCCTTGTCCTACTTGAAAATAACCACTACCTACTGTTTGTTTTGCATCAAAAGTAACTATATATGATTTTCCTATCGTAAAAATATTGTCTTGATATAATGAATGGTTTGTTCTACCATTTCCAATATTATCAGCACCTGATATAACATTTGCCTCCCCCACACTTATAGTGCTTCCGTTTTGTAAAGTCCAATCTTGTCCGACTTCTTTTACTGAAACGTTGTCTATTGAGCCACTTGTGCCTCCATCCGTGTTCTGAGCATAGATTCTTAATTCTGTTGAAGATGTTGTTTTTTTAACATATATTGTATGAGTACCAACACCATAATTAGCGTAAGAATTTAAACCTATTGCACCCTCTGCAAACAACAATCTTAAAGTTCCACTTTTAACTTCAAACCTTATTACATAGCTTGTTCCAGAATTACCAATAAGTACGTTAGTTTGTTGTAAATCATTTACTGAATTTAATCCGTCATAATTTGCAGCTCCGTTCTCAATAGTCCAACTTGTATCTTTACTCCAATCACTATCCGTAGCAAAATCTCCATTAGTTACTAACTCACTTCCTTCTTGTGAAAAGTTACCATTTGAAACTTCTTCTGTACCTATCTGTGAAAAGTTACCATTTGAAACTAACTCACTACTTATTATCTGTACATTCTCTACTAAACCTTGTGCATTAACTCTAGTTGCAGCAGAACTTCTACTGAATGTGAAATCTCCATCTCCATTCTCTGGCTTTACACTCAACATACTACCATCATTATAAGCAGTTGGTGTAAGTAATATTGATGCTTTATCTAATAAATTATCTGCCATCTTATTCTATGTTTTCAATTGTTGTTAATGTTGCAGTTGTACAAGTTACATTCTCATAATAAGAAGCTCTTGCTTGTAATGTACTTAATAAGCTAGGTACTGCACTTGGGTATGCAAAATTATAATAGATACCTCCCCAGCCATTCTCTACTGGACTACCCCACCAACTAACTGGATATATTTCGTTTGCCATCTTTTGTCTTTTTTGTTAGATACTTTTTTAACTTAACAACATTTGTTTTTTTTGGTCTATACATTCCTTTCATTATAGTACCCAATTACTTGAATTTACATCTTTGTCTGGATATACATCAGAATCTGTATTGCTTGTGTATTCTGGAAATAAAGTACTATTAAAACAAATATAATCTACAAATCTTCTTGTGTAATATTCTGCAAAGTCTCTCTGTTTTTGTACTAAGAAATCAACTTCGTCTTTTGATGCACTTTCAGCATTTTCTGATGTGTGTTTAAATACACCACCATTCTTTACTTGATATGCTGCAAATGGTAAATAATCTACCATAGCATAATGAATCAACATAGGTTGCACATAGTCTGTAACTAAAGATAAATAATTATCAGTTAAACTATCTGCAATTATATCTGCTGATATTTTATCATACAACTTACTTCCTAAATAGTTTTGTATGTGTATCTCTTGTGCAATCTTAACAAATTGTATGAATTTATCTGTATCAACGTTTCCATCAACAATACTATTCTTTACTAAATCTGTTCTACTTATAAATAATGCAGTTGCCATCTATTATCTCTTTTTATTTACAAATCCGTTATTTGGCATATCCGTTGGTCTTTTAGCAACTTCTTTTGCATTTACCTCTGGTTTAAAACCTTCTTTTTTAGCTTTGTTTACACTTACTTCAGCATTTGGATTACCAACATCTGCTTTTGTTTTAGCACTTTTTGCTCTGTATGTCTTTCTCATCCAAAAATGATGACAATCTCCTCCACCTTTATACAACCAAATATCATAAGTATCAGCTCCGTTTAAACCCCACCCAGCATTAACTGCTCTTTGGCTCATTTGCTGAATATCTTCTTTTCTGTATATCTTAGCAGCATTTACCATTTTCTTGCAAAACTCTCTACTATTGTTACTTGCTCTTAAAGGTGCATATTGATAACGTACTTTAAATTGTACTCCTTCTTCATTCTCTCCATCTTGCTCACTCTTTGCATTTGGTCTAGCAGTTCCAGTTGTTGCTAAATTCCAAACTTTTGACAATAAAGATAATTTAGGATTATTTAATTTTTTTAATTCTTCGTCTAATTCATCTTCTGCATCATAGTCAACTTTTCTTTCATCAATTAATTCCCAATTTTCTAAATCTTCATCTTCTCCAAAGTCCTCTAAAGCATTAAAAACTTTACTCATTTTAACACCAGTTTCTTGTTCTCTTGTTTCTTCATCCTTTACATTTTCTAAATCAACAAATTGTAATGGTTGTAACGTCTTAAAATATAGGTTTAAGCTAATATTATTAAAAGCAAGTATCTTATCAAAGGCATCTGTTAAAAGCTCTTGAAAAGGTATTATAACTGTGTTCTGCATTAATACTGTTGCAGTCTCTAATTCTTCTGCATTGTTACCAAAACCACTTGAATCTTTTATACCTAATAACATAGGACTTACAATTCTGTGTGATATCATTATCTTCTTTTGTGATTCTTCAGATAAGAATTGATATTGGTTATGTGCATCTGATAATTGTACTGGATTTATATCTGCTGCTGATTCTTTATCATCGTTAAAAGCAAGTATGAATTTACCAGCATTACTACTTCCACTAAACTTAGCCTTTATTTTATTTTCAACTAAAGTTTGTTTTTCTTCGTCTGGTACTCCATTATTAAAATTAATTAACATTGATGGAGCAAGTCCGTTCATTATATTGTTTAGATGATAGTTAGATACTTCTTCTTCTAACTCTGCATATTGTAAACCACCTTGATAGTCTGGTGTACTATAATAATACATACCAGCTTCATAAGGCTTAACATATAAAATCTCAATTGGTTGTGGTGTGTTTGATATACCAAAGGCTGGTATTCTTAAAGGCTTCTCAGATGGCTTTATATTAACCCAATCTGGATGATAGTAATATGCTTGTACTTTTTTATCTTCTGCTCCACATTTCTCTGCTCTTAAAGTCTCAATTGGCAAGTGTTCTACTTTAGCAATAGACTTTCTGTCTTTTGAGTATATTACTTGTATTGCACATTGTCCAGATAGCTTTAAATCGTATGCAAAACGTCTTACATCATCTTTCTTAAATAAAGATATCATTCTTGCATATTGCTCTGGTCTTTTTGAACTATCTGTTGCATCTAAACCTCTACCATATATCATTTGAGAGATACCAGTAATACAAGCACTTGATGTTGCACTTCCGTTTGCTCTGTCGATTAAGAACTGAAAATAATTGTTATCAGCACCAAATTCAACCCATTCTTTGTTCTTTGTTTCTACAATCTGTGGAGATGTGTAAGTAGATAGATTAACAAAACTAACTTTTGAGTTAGATGCCTTTGATGGTGTTGTTTTTCTGTATTTATTTATACGTTTACTCATAGTATTATAAAATCGTTATTCCCACTCTTTTCTTTGTACACATCTTTGTTTATTGTATAGTGTTCGTTGTTAGATTGGTTTGTTGATTGTGCAGTACAAAATATTTTATCTCTGTAAATAATATCTGCTTCTGTTACAGAGCCTTGACCATTATAAACTTTTAAATCATAAAACCTACCTTCAATTAATGTATAAACATTTGATAACTCAACATAGTTTTTATTAATTATAGCAGTTGGTAGTATTGTTACTTCATTATTTGTACTATCATCCCTTAACTTTATCGTAACACTTGTTGAATATACTCTTGGTATAATCTTTATTGTTTGTGCATCAGATGTAGGTAACAAATGTTTCATATATATATAATACTAAAAGTTTGTATTTTTATTTATTTAAAAGAAAAAAAAGGGTAATCAATTAAGACTACCCTTTTCAAATGAAAAAAATTAAAAAAACCTATGCGTTAGGGTCTATTTGCGATGTACTTTCATTATCAGTAACAACAGTTGATGTTACAAAGAATGCTGGGTCAGTTTCTTGACCTTCTAAAGTTAAAGTGAATCCACTTAAATCTCCCATAGCAGCACCAGATACAATTGTACCTCCAGTTACTTCTGCTCCGTGTTCTAAACCAACTAAAAAGAAATTACCATTATAATCTTCTATTGCAACGTGTGGTCTTGCAGTAGCTAATAATTTTATTTCCTCTTGTGTTGCTTTATCTAAAACTGGTAAAGTTAAATTTAAAGTTTGTGTGTAAAATGTAGTTCCGTTTTCTCTTGAACTATTAATTGTGGTTTCTAGCGAAGAATTACCTTTGATATCAAATTTAAAGAAGTCTGGTGTTCCACTTATTGCAGTAATCTCTCCAGATGCTATTGTAGTTGTTCCCAACGTACCATAATCTGCAAAATAAACTGCTTTTAAGCCACCAACACTACTTTTACAAGGTAAAGCTCTACCAGATGTAAGTAAACAAGCCATTTGTGTTATATGTTTTAAAGTTATTAAAAAAGGGTAAGCAGATTAACCACCTACCCTCGTTATTATTATTGTTATTAGATTATAGTCCTAATCCGTAAGATACGATATCTTCAACGATTGCGTATTGAACTCCAGCAGTATATCTCATAATGAAACGTACATTTTGTGAGCCATCTAAGTCAGCCATATCTAAAACTTTAACTTCGTTGTGGTCTGATAAAAGTCCAGTTCCAAAGAATAAGTTAGATTTTTGTGCTGCTATTGCATTGTTGTCAGAAAGTCCGTTACAAGCTACAACTTTTACACCATCAAAATATTGGATGTCCATATCTTGGTTATGTCCTAATCCAGCAGTTTGGAAACCTCCTAAAGCTCTCTTGTAAGCTCTAAAGATGTTTTGTGCAACATAGATGTATAAATCTTCTTTTCCATATACTTCGCTTGGAATAGCATCTACGATTTTTCCTAACTCAGCTACTACGTTTGCAGAAGTTACTGCTTCTCCAGTAATCTTTTTTGCTCCAGTATGTCCAGCATCAGCATTTAATAAAGTTTTGAAACCATCAAAAGTTCCAGCACCAGCTACACCAGCCCAGATATCTTTTTCAGTTTGCTCTGCAATTGATTCAGACATTAATCCGATAAAGTAATCAGAAAAGTTAGATGGTAAATTATCACTAGCAGAATATCCCATTGATACTGCTTCCCAATCAGATTTGAATGGAGTTTTACACAATTCTAAATTTACTTGTAATTCTTTTGGCTCAATAATCTTTTCTGTTAAAGCAACAGTTCCAGCATCTGTAAAATCACAAGATGCATTTGCAATAGCACCAGAAAGATTTACTCTTTTTAATACTTCTTTAAACTTTACGTTTGGCTTAACTTCGATTAAGTTGTTTGCGATTGTATTTCCAGATAAAAGTGCTGCTGATACATATTTTCCAGCAAATTCTCCAGCATACGTTGTTGTAATTGATAAACTCATTTTTTATTTGTTTATTTTGTTAAATATTCTATTTCTTGTTGTGTTCTTATTCCCTTTTTGAGAATAAAGGTTTAATTCTTTTTTGTCAGATAAGTTTTCTGGAGTATGTGTAATTCCTTCAACTTCTTCAGCAGATAATTCTACTTTATCCTCCTTTACTTCTTTTACTTCTGATAACTCAACTACTTCCTCTGCAACAACTTCTGTTTTAGATAATTTTAATTCGTTGATTTCAGTTCTTAGTTTTTCAATCTCTGAGAAGAACATTTCTTCTGATATTGATTTAACTATCTTCTTTGGAGATGCAGTTTCTGTTGATAATTCTTCTTCTTCAACTTCTTCTGCTTCTGTTTCTTCTGCTGGTGCTTCTTCTTCTGCTCCAACTTCTTTAATTTCTCCAATAATACCTTCTTCTGAAACTACTATAATCATACCACCTTCAACTTCATATTCTCCAACTGGAACTGCAACTCTCTCGTCATCTGCAACGACAAAGATTTCTGCACCAGCTTCAAATATTTCAGCTTCTAGGATAGCACCATTATCTAGCGTCATTTGCTCTAGCTTCACTTGTATTCCAAGTAATGTACGAGCCTTGTTTAATAATGTTCTGTCTGTGTTCATATATTTAGTTAATTATATTTCTTTAGCTGCTGCGCTAATCTTTAACGCAGATTTACCCCAAGAATTAGATAAAGATTTAGCAGAAGAAGATAAAGATTGTGAACTTTTTACAATATTAGGAGCTCCTAATTCTTTTGCCATTTGTTCTAATTTTTTTGCATCTGATTGTACTTTATCTAAATCATCAGATATTTTTAACAAATCATTAGATGCTTTTTGAATTATTCTCTTTAAAGGAACTGCTTTAGATGCAGCGCTTTGATAATTATCTCTTAAATCATCAATAGCACCCAACTCAACTTTCTGCGTTGCCAATTCTGTTTTCTCTGCTTGTGCTAGTTTTTTAAAAACTCTATTCTTTGTATTCATATTTATATAATAAAATTTAGTTAATATTTTGTATTTTCAACTTTATTCTTCTTCTTCTGTTGCACTTATTCTTCCAATGCCTTGTTTCCAATACTCTGTAGTCTTACAACTTTTATCAGTAGTATTCTTACACTCTATCGAATAAGTATTTTTACATTTACAATAAACTGCTCTCATTAGGATAAAAGTTTTTTAAGTTCTGCTAACTGCTTTTCTTCTAAATCTTCTTTTAGTTCTTCGTTTGGTCTTTCCATTTTATCTGCAAAGTAACCCTCTATTGAGAAACCTTTTACTTTACCAGTTTTTACATAGTCATTCCAAATCTCATCATTCTCAACTTTTACAGAACCCATCCAAGTACCAACTGGTACATCTAAACCATATAAAGCAGTCTTGTCTTTTTGTTTGTCTTCCACTATCCAACTTTCAACAAGTGTTAAGCCTTGCAATTCTGAATTGTGTTCTAGTGTTGAATTAGATTGGTTACCATTTTGTAAATACATTTGAGATGCTTTTGCAACAGTCTTTTCAGAAAAGAATATGTAGTACTCATCTTCTCCAGACTTTCTGTAAATAGGTTTTTTTGGTATTAATAAAGCACCCATTAATAAACGTTTCTCTTTATCTATTTCAGCAAGTTTTATCTCTTGTGTTTTAAGTGCAACAAAATCAGATTCAATTGCTGGGTTTTCAACAACAGAAATAGCTTCTACTCCTATTGCTTCATCATCATCTAAAATAAGTTCAATTAACTTCATATTTATATAATATTTTTTAAGTGTTATTTTATATTTTAATCTCCTAAACTTGCATCATCAATTATATTTCTATCCATACTCTGAGCAGTTGTTACATCGTTTGCTACAACATAGGCTTGTACTGGTTGTTGTGATTGTCCTCCAATAGCAGATGCTAATTGGTTTGTATCACTTGCACCAACTACATTAAATGCTGGTGGTGTAGATGCTCCAGTTGGTACACTTCCTCCTTGACTTCCTCCACTACTTGCACTACCTCCAGCTTTTAAAGCTGATAATGCTTTACTTGTAGATGCAACGGATGATGCTATACCTAACCCAAGAGAAACATTGTTTAATGTTTTTTCTACTTTCGCAAGTGCCAAACCTCCAGGTATTAATGCATATTTAGCAGTTACTGCTGCATTTGCTGCCCTTGTTGAAATTACTTGTTTTGCAATACCAACTGCATTTTCTCCAACTATTGCTGCTGCTTGTAATGCTTTGTTTTTACCAGCTAATTGTCCAAGTAATGCAAACCCTTTTGCAACATTATCTATTGCTAACATTCTTATATTTTGTTTAGCTTCTTCTAATGTGGTTTGTATAGCTAAATCTTCTTCTGCAAATGTTTTATTAACCTCAGCCAACTTAGTCTTGTAATCTGTTTCTGCTGCAAGTAATCTCTCTTTCTTTTCTGCATCATCAGTAATTTCTTTTTCTATTAAAAGTTTGTTTGCTTCATATTGTTGTTCTAATTCTAATCTTTCTTTATCTCTTTCAGATTTACCAAAAAGAGCAATCTCATTCATTATTTCTTTCTGTTCTCTTAATAAAGAATTTGTGTTTGTTTGTTGCTCACTTCTAAAACCAGTTATTTGTGCTTCAATAGCTGCTTGTTCATTAAGTGCTTCTTGATATGCTTTCTGTAATTCTATATTGTCTTTATTCTTTGAGAGTTCAGCAGCAGCAGATGCAACTGCAATAGCAGCATTTTCTTTCATTGCCTTTTCTTGCTCATCTAAAACTAAAGCAAGTTCTTCATTTGCTTTTATTCTTTCTTCAATACTCTTACTTTCATCATCTCGTATTTGTCTTAATTGCTCTGCTTGTCTGTCATACTTCTCAACTAATCCTTGATTTAATACTGCTGCTAATTCTGCTGACTTTGCCAACTCTACATTTCCTTTGGCAGCTTTAAGGGTTTCACTTGCATAATTTGAAATAGCTTCTGCACTCTCTTTAACAATCTCTACACCTTTATCAAAAGAATCATTAACTCCAGTTAAAACATCTACATACTCTTTACCAGCATTTTTAGCATCTTCTAATGCACCAGCAAAATCTCCACTAAATACTTTCTTTACTGCACTTGCGATATATCCAAGAGTATCTAAAAAACTTTCAAATCGTTCTACAATGTTTGCCTTTATACTTGCTCCTAACTGCTTAACACTTTCTAATGGGTCATCAAATATAGCTTTAAAAAATTCTGTTACTTTTGTTCCATTGTCTATAATAAACCCTACGAAATCATTAAAAGCAATACTTAGAACTTCAAATGTTGTATTAAAGAAATCAGCAGCCTTTTGATTCTGCATAAAAATTTCTTTTAGAGTAGCAAAAGCAGCAATTGCCAAACCAATACCAGCAGCCTTTATCGCATTTCCAATACGTCTTACTCCTTTAGCTGCTAGACTAGAGGACTTCTCTACCTCTTTTAAAGACTTAGCAGTATCTTTATTTGATTCTGTGGTTGTTTTGTTTAATTTTTCAACACTTTTTGCAACACCATCAATTCCTTTTAGTGCTTTGTCTGTTTTTGCTTCTAGCTCTACAATTATTTTCTCCATTTCAATTCTTGTTTTTGTCTTTTAAATACTTCTTTAAAACTATCTGGAAACTTATTCTTTCCTTTTGCTATTTGTACTATCTCAGATTTACAATCCGTATCTCTTAGTAACTCTAATATTTCTTTTATCATTATGACGTTGTTGCATTAAAAGTTGTTGTTGTTGATACATTATTATTAAAGTCTGTTGCAGATACTCCAAAAGCATAAGTTGTTCCACTTGTTAAACCAGTTATGGTAACGCAATAAGTATCTCTATATGGTGTTGCAGTAACCCTTTGTACAAGTACCCCATCTTGTGTAACAGAATAACTTTTTACACCCACTCCAGTATCAGTTGATGCTCCCCAACAGAAATTAATTGTAGTTGTTCCAACTATTGGTGTACCAATTACTGGTGCAGTTGGAGGTGTTGTATCTGGTGGTATTGCTGGAGCTGGAGGTGTATAGATATCATTTAATAACTCTAAATCAGATTTACCAGTAAGCATATTTGTTTTGATAGAATTTATCTTATAAGTAGTACCACTAATATTAAACCTATCTGCTAGTGTATAATTGAGTAATATTCTTAAAGGTAGATATGCAGTTACTTTTGTTAGTCTGTTTGTTACATCAAATACATCAGAAATGTAATCACTATGGTATGCCTCAAATAAAGTATCTGTAAAATCATTTGTTGCAGTATATTCGTTTATCTCATTATTGAAATTAATATTATACTTGCTTGTTGATGATGATAATGCAACACTATTTGATGGTATGTTATAATTAGTGATAGGAGAATTATATGTACTACTTTCAACAAAAGATATATCATTACCACTATTTCTAATTGGATAAAATAATAATGGTTTACCATAGTAAGATTCTTGATTGTCATCTACAAAAAACCCATACTGAATTGATGTTGAATTACCATTGTTCCCATCTATTAATCTCTCGTATTTTAATTGTGAGAATGGTGTTTTTACTTTATATATCTTTCCACCAGAATCTATACCTCCTACTTGATTGTAACTCATCTTACCCCAAGTGTTAGCTGCAAGTTGTTCGTGTTGTTTTGCTAATATTGTTTTTGTATCTCCGTGTTCAAATGTTATTTCTTTAAATGGTAAAGCAACATTAACAGAGCTTTTACTTCTATCAATAAACTCTGTTATGTCATAAGATGTTCCATCACTATAAAAGTCATCTAAGGTTTTTACAATTACTTCATCAGTATCATCATCAACGTAAGATGTTAGATTGAACATTTTAAATACACCAGTTAGAAATTCTATTATTTTTAAATCTGGTATTTGCTGAGATATAATAAAACTAAATGCGTTGTTATGTGTAAATGATGCAGATTGATAATATGTAAAAGATGTAGCTCCTCCAAAATTAGTAGCTAAAACCCAAGTTACTTCTGTAAATACAATATTATTAGAAGATTCAATTATAACATTATAACCCCCAGCAGATAAATCATAATCACTATCTGATATGTCAATGTCTCCACTAGCATCTACTACCCTATGTACTTCTTGTCCGTTTATTTGAATTGATACATTATAATTATCACTACTACTTGTTCTTAGTCTTAATGTTAAACTTTCAAATTGAAAAAAAGAATTTGGAGATGGATTTAAGGTTGTTGATGATATATTTAAAGTTGATACATTTATTATACCAGTATTTTGTGGATTAGTTTGTGTTACAGTCCAAGTATTAACAATTGATTGAGCTAAAATATCTCCAGTACCACTAGATGCAACATCTCCTTTCTTTCTATGTAACCACATAAATAAATTATAGTAAGGTGTATTTGTACTTGTAAAGAAATCATCACTAAAAGTTATTCCGTATTTTGAAGATATTGCTTGTATAATAGTATCAACTCTTAAAGCATACTTTAATTGATTCCAATAAACTCCGTGTACATTAGTACCACCCCCACCTTCATAATGTAAGTTACCATAATCATTTGCAGATGAATGAGAATTATAGGTTAATCTATCTGTATGTGTTATTAATGGTACTATAACATCGTTTGATGCTGGATTTGCTTGTAAAGAAGTTTTTATACTTGCAGTATCATAAGTTAAATTAATGCTATCTAAACCATTTAAAGCTCCTAGTTTATCATCTCCAATTAAGTCTTTTAAAGTAACTGTATTTCCAGTAAACCTAACTTTGTATGAATATGGTACATTGTTTTTTAAATCAACACCTTCAAGTTTTATTTTACCTTTCTTAAACTTTAAATAATTTAATTCTAAGGTTGCACTTACTCTACTTCTACCATCAAAACCATTTGTGATACTATTGTTATAATAGTGTTTAAATATTTTATTATTCTCTTTTGTTGCTGGTAATGTGAATGTCTTTGAATAGTCTGTAAACACTTTCTGAACGTCTTTTACGTTCTGGATTGTTTGTGTTAGTACAACACTTTCATCATCAAATAAATCTACTCTCTGACCTTCTATGTAAAGTTGTATTTTCTGCATTTATCTTATGTCATTTAAAACATTGTAAGAATTATCAAACTCTATTGTGTACTCAACAAGTCTATCATTTACACTTGTCTTGTATGTGATGTTGCTTGTCTTTATATTGATTGAATATACCTGATTGTTTTCATTTGTAATCCATACCTTTTCTGATAACATCATCTGCTTAAACACCTCGTTGTAAGATTCATTTACAAAACCACTACTTAAAGAAACTGATTCGTTTGCTACGATATTAAAATCTCTTTTTGTATGATTGTAGGTATTGTAAGTATTGCTTGATGATAAAATATTTGCTTTGTAGCTTTCTCTTTTAGTAGTCATTTTCTCAACTGACTTTTTAAAGAAATACAAATCTTGTAACACTCCAAACTTATTTATAAATGTTGTCTTGTATGGTGTGAATTTACACTCGCTTAATTGTGATATTTTTATAGTTGATGTTTCTGCACCAGCATCTCCAGTATATTGAATAGTTGCCTTTACTGCTTGGTTATCTGTATAAGATGTATAAACTACTTTGTCTTGTGATTGGTCTGATAAAGAAAATGTTTCAGAATCTAAAATACCATTATCAGAATCATAAAATTTAGCAGTTACAGTTCTATCTGTTTGAACTGGTATATTTATTTGTTCTCCAGATTCTATAAATATTTCGTTGTTGCTCATTAACAAACCCTCGTACTCAAAAGAATAGTTTGCACCATCTTCAAAATAACCATAACTATTAAATGCTAAGTCTGTGCTTATTGTTTGTGACAATTGTACACCATTACCATCAAATGCAGTAAGTGTTGTTCTTACCCATTTACAAGATTGTTCAGCAAAACCATCATAATCTCCATTAAAAGTTATATCTAAATAATCCCTTATAAGTTCTGATATTTCAAAAGATATTTTAGTTGTGTTTAGTATTATCTGTTTGCTTAAAGAATATGTAGGTGTACCACTATATCCAGTTGTTTCATCTCCAGTATAAATTTCTATATCTAAAGTAGCAGTTGCTAAGTCAGCATCTGATACAGATAAAAAGTGTGGACTTCTTGCGTTAATTATTCCCATTTGTTGTAAATTTTAGTAGTTCTTCAACATCTAATTTGTATGCTTCTATTATGTCTTTGTCTAAATTCTTAAATGCTTTCTGAAATGGCTTAGTAAAAAACAAACTTGGTTTAATACCATTATTGTAAATACTTCTTGCTATCATAAATTGTAAAGACTTTCTTGATATGAATTTACCATCTTTACCTCTTATACCTTTTAAACCTTTTCTTACTATCCATTTATCCATTTTACTTGGAGGTGGCATTTTGTTTGTATAAGCATAAGGTGTATTGTATTTCTTCTTTATACCACTCACACCCTTGTCTTGAAATATACCATAATCTTCCATTAGAAAGCTCATAGAGAAACTATTTGGACTTACGTTTAAGTCATAGTCTAAACTATTATAAAGTGCCTTAGAACTATTCTTTTTACCCTTTGTTAGATTCGTTCTTGATTGTTGAATCACATACTTAGCAAATCTGTTCAGCTCTTGTTGTACGTTCTTTAACATATATCAATATCGTTATTTACAAGCACGTCAAAAGTCATTGCCCATCCAGCCATCTCATTTTCAAACCTATCATAGAAAGGTTCTAAACTAGGATTGCCATCTAACTGGTATAAGTCTTGGTGTAATGTACCACCTCTTAATACTTGTGATAGTTTATTAAGTACTGCTAATTGTGTGTTAAGTATATCTTGCTCATTATCGTTACCTCTAAAAATATCTACTACTGCTTCTTTTGAAACGTCTACAATATCCATTGATAAAACAGATAGATTAAAACGCAATACATTATCCTCGTTGTTTACATTATTTACAATGATGTGTGATAAAGGAAATATAGTTTGTTTGCTTAAATCAATCTTTGTTATGTCTCCAGTAGTAACTGTGTTTACATTTACGTCTGATAGTAATTGATTCTTTATTGTTTCCGTTACTTGATAAAACCCTTTCATTAGAACTTACTTTTTATTTGTTGTGCTTCAATCTCTGCTTTTTCTTTTGTGAATGATAGAAATGTAAAACATTGATGTATATTTAATTTAGTGATATCTTCAAGTTTTCTAACATCTCCTCCAGCGAGACTAAAAATTGATGAGTACCATCCCCACTTTGCTGAGAAATTAGCTGCTCTTGAATAATCTCCATCTGTTCTTGATTGCTGGAATAAAGAATCGTATGCTTCGATAACTCTATCCCTAAATTGTAGAAAAAAAAAAGACTGCCTATTGCTGCACCCA